ATCTCTCGTCCTTTATGTTCCGCCCTTTGTGCTTGTCGTCAAGGGCGTGTTCGTTCCGTCAGCCACGCTCGTGAACGAGAGCGCGATGCGCTTGACGGTGTTTCCCATGTCCATGTACTCGGGTCCCGCGCTCAACATGCAGTTGAACCTGTAGACCGTCTCTCCGGCGCGGTCAGGCTCGACCATGATCGTGACCACGCGGGTTCCGCTCGTCACGACCACTCCGCCCACCGTGGCCTCCTCGCCTTCATCCGTGATGATGGGGTTGTTCACGATTCCCTGCCGGCACTTCTTGAGGAGCTTGTTGAGCTCGCCCTGGTCCCACGCGACCATCGTGAAGTCGATCGACCACGTCGTGCCGGCGAGCACCGCCTCCGCGATCATGTCGCCGAGGTCGCTTCGCGAGAACGTGCGGTAGTGGTCGCGGCCCGTGATGCGGACGAGATCCTCGTTGTCGGTTCGACCGAGCTCGGAGAGGTTGGATCCGCTCTGGTTCGTGCCAGCGCCCCAGTAGATCTTCGTCGGTCCATTTACATGAAAGTCGCCTGCGGCCATGTCATGCTCCAGCGATGCGGTCCATCGCGTTGTTCACGATATCGTTCATGTCATCCCTCGAGATGTCGTTCCACGGCCTCGAGGGAACCCTCACCTTCTTCTTGACGACGAAGTCGACGCCCTCGGTCAGCTCGGCGAAGTTTCTCATCCTGCGGATGCCCTTCGTTCGACCGAGATACACGTTGCCGAACTCCCCTCCGCGCGCCTGCTCGACGCCGTAGTCCCTTGACAGGATAGCGACGTTCACCTGCACTCCGCCATTGCCAAGCGACGACATTTCGGGGTTGCCGACCTTCACGGACTGATACAGGTTCCCCGTGTCAAGAAGCGGCCTGTCCGCGTTCGTCCTGTCCGCCTCGAACGGGATGAACTTGCTGTCCCAGATCGCGAGCGGCTCGAGCCGAACGCGGTTTCCCCCCTGCGCGCCCTCGCTGCGCTCCAGGTTCCGGCGAAGCGCCTCCGCCACGTCGTTCGACACGGCTGCGACGATCGAGCGGATCATGGCGAGCCTTCGCGGAGTCACGATGCCGTGTACTTCCTTCTCGGGAAGAACTCGCTGTCGGCGACCATCCCGAGGTTGCCGCGCTGGACCTGGCTGATGACCGACAGCATCGGCTTCGATGCGTCGATGTTCGCCGCGACGGGGAACACCCTGCCGCCGTCGCGGAGATCGAGCAGCATCGCGTTCGCCTTGTCGATCCTGTCCTTGATTGCATCGCCGAACGGACCGCCACGGCGCGCGAGCAGGATGCCGAGCGCCAGGTCGCACACGACGCCGATCAGGCTCCAGTTCGCGGACGACTGGAGCGCATCGAGGTCGGACTCGTCGTACACGCCGCCACGGAGCGCATAGGTCTGCACCTCGTGCGATGCCCGAGTGAGCGCCGTGACGATGATCGTGTTCGTGTTGTCGACGACGCCGTCCGCCTCCGCGTCGATCCCGAGCTCCGATAGGAGCCGCTGGTCGACCGCAAGGATGAACTGCGCCACGGTCGCGTATGGAACGGGCATGTGCCCTCCGATAAGGGGAGGGATGGGTTCTTAGGCCCACCCCTCCCCCCACGAAAAGAGAGAGATCGTCCCGATCAGGCGAAGATGTTCGCGACGTAGATGCCGGCGAGCGGAGCGGTCAGCTCGGGGACGCTGTTGTCCACGATGCTGCCGACCGTGCGGCGGTTCTTCGGGTCATCGAAGGTCTCGACCGTCATGTCCTCGTAGACGAAGTTGGTGATGGTCGCGAAGTTCGACCCACCCTCGACGCCGACGAGACCCTGCGGACGGGACAAGAAGAGGACACGGCCATCGCCGAGGATGTAGTCCGCCGCGCGGGTCGCGCCCTTCTGGGTCGAGACCTTGACCGCGTCCTCGATGACGATGTCGCCGATGCCGAACAGCGCGGGAGCGAGGCCGTAGCGGGAGAAGTTGCCTTCGCCCTTCATCAGGTCAACGCCCTGCGTGTACTTGATGAGGTCCTTCATTTCCGCAGTGCGCGACAGGCGGAAGGCCGTCTTGGGCGACATGACGCAGATGATGTCGCTCATCTGGATCGCGCCACCCGTGTTGACCATCAGCTTCTCGGTCGCGGTCTGGAAGAGACGCGCGACATAGGGCTTGTCGGTCGCGTTGCCGTCCTCGACGCCGTTCGTCGTGGTGCCCGCTCCAAAGGCCAGAGCGTCGAAGTCGGGGAAGAAGTTGACATTGTTCGTCCAGTTGCCCGCAGTGGTCAGCACGTTGAGCACGCGCTGCGTGCGGAGCGTCATCAGCTGGGCTGCGCGGCTGCGGGCGTGCTGCGCCACGATGTCCCATGCGGCGACCTTCGCGGTCTCGTAGGGGATGTGGAAGCCGCGCTCGAACCGCTTGGTCGTGAACTGCGCGAACTCGAAGTCGTTGTTCACGCCGGTCGGACGGTCCTCGCCGTATGCCCAGCGGAAGTCGTTCTCATCGACCACGCGGACGGCCTCGTCCGAGTTGATCTTGAGGTAGTAGCCGCTGACGGTCGAGACGGGGACGAGCTTGGTGTAGCGGTTCAGCGCGAACGACTTGACGTTCCGCGTGAACTCGGTCTGGATGAGGCCGGTCGCCTCGCTGAAGGTGGGCACGAACGTATTCAGTCCGCCACCGATGTTTGCATCTGCCATGTGTGTTTACCTCGTTGGTTGGTGTGCGGACTGATTAGGCCGTGGCGACCGCGTGCATCTTGTAGACGCGGATGATCTCGCTTGCTCCGCCGGCGGGCTCGAGAGCGATGCCGAAGGGGAACTGCGTGGCGACAGCGACCTGCGCTCGGCCATTGGTGCTCGGGGCGACCCGCGCGCCGGCGGTGATCGCGGCAGCTGCCTCGACCAGGACGACGTTGCCGCCCTGGAGGTTGATCGGATCGCCTGCTGCGGCGTGAAGGTTGGTCACGCCGGTCGCGGGGAACGACTTGCTGGAGCCATCGGCAACGCCAACGGCGATGTTCGTGATGGCATCGCAGGTGATGCCCAGGTTGCGACCGCTGACGCGAACGAAGCGGTATGCGGTGCAATCGCCGCTTGCGACGAGTGATGGAGTGTCAGAGTATGCGCTCATGTCTGGAGCCTTCCTTTAGATCAGACGCCGCTCTTCGCGCGCGCCATGAGGGTCTTGAACTTCTCGGAATCGCCAGCCGCCTCCGCGACGAGCTTGGCAACGGTCTCACGGTCGATGCCCGACTGCGCGGGCTTGACGCCGCTGCGCGGAGCAGCCGCGATGCGGGTGTTGATGGGGTCGCGGCGGAAGTTCTCGCGCCAGAACGCGATCTTGCGCTGCGGGTTCGACGAGGAGACGAGCTCCTCGATCATCTCGTCGCGGCAGCAGTCGACTGCGAAGCCATCGGCGGCCATCGAGTCGAGCTCGCGCGAGAAACGCTCCTTCGCCAGCTCGGTCTCGAGCGCGGCGATGCGCCTCTCGAACTTCTCCTTCATGCGGGAGAACTCGATCTTGTCGCCGGACTTGGAGTTCTTGGACTTCATGGCCTTCGCCGTGTCGTCCTCCTCATCCTCGTCCTCATCGCCCTCGTGGGAGTCGATGTCGACGTGGGTCTGGTTGTACATCTTCCGGTTCTCTTCCTTGAGGCGCGCGATCTCCGCGTCCTTCTCGGCGATGAGCTTGGACATCTCGTCCTTCTCGTCCTTCTTCTCGTCTGCCTTGGCTTCGTCAGCCATGTTGGACTCCTTCTTCTTCACGGCTGCGCCGGGTACGAACACGTTGCCCACCCCGGGCGCAGCCTCGAAGCAGGAGGAGCATTCAATCGCGAACACGGTCTTCTCACCCTGCTTGGAGAAGCGGGTGTCTGGAAGCGGGCGGCGCGGGGTGTCCCGTCCGAGCAGCGCCACCTCGCTCATGTGGTCGTCGTTCCAGATCTCCGCCGATCGTCGGGGATACCTGTTCGACGCGATGTACGAGTCGAAGTCGTTTCGCGACATCTCCACGTCGCCGACGACGAAGGGCACGCCGTTGCGCTCCTCGAGCTGCACGTCGAGGATCGCGCCCACGGCCTCCTTCGGCTCGGAGTGGTCCTCCTGGGCGTGCATGATGACGAGCCGAGGGTGCTGCCGGCGGCTGATGAACTGCCGGGTGCGGTCGACGATGCGCGCCACCTTGCGGCGGTCGAACCGCTTGATCTCCTCGTCGGAGCCGTCGTCGATGGTCGGATCGAAGCCGGAGAACAGCTCGAGCCGCCTGATGACGACCTTGTCCTCGGATTCGTCGATGTCGTGGGATCCATTCATCCGTGCGTATAACGCATCAGAGGCAAGGGAAAAGCAAATAGATAATGTAAGATAGACTGCGATTAGTGCCGATAAGCGCACTAATATCAATCATTCATCTAACATCATCGGAAACGCGGGTCGGGGTACTGGCCTCGGTCGATGTAGCCCTGCCTGTCGCCGTTGTACGCCCTGATGGCGGCGAAGTCGACCTGGCCGGCGGAGTCGACGAGCCCGAGCGTCTCTGCGCGCTCGCGGCTGACGGGGAACAGGCTCGCTCGGCAATTGCGCCCGCATGGGGGCACGCAGTCCTGACGAACGATCTCCTCCATCGTGTTGATGTAGCCGCTGACCTGCCAATGGTAGCCGTCGTCGGGGAAGTCGCCTGACGGGTTGCCGCGCGTCCTGCGGTCCATGATCTCCCTGATCTCCCAGAGCGGGAACCGACGCCTCGGAGCCGGCGCGTCGGGACGGATCTCCGCATCGGGCGCGGAGATTCCAGCCTCGGCGATGCCGACGTTGTACGAACGGCGTGCCTCATTGAGCGCAGGCAGCACCGACCGCCTCGGGATCGTCCTGACGAGCGCCTGCATGTCCGCATCCTGCCCGAGGATCTCGAGCCCAGTGCGCGCCTGCGCGATCGGGATGTCGAACCGTGCCGCGCGCCTCGAGATCGCCACAGGGACGCCTCGGGGTATCTGGCGCATGTTGGCGTCGTCTTCGTCGAAGAAGAGCAGGTAGATCGCGGCGACCATGTCCTCGCCGTGACGCGCCGATGCCGCCGCGTACCTCGGCTCGACCTCCTGCATCGCGCGCATGGTGAGCCTGCGTGACGCCTCGAGGAAGCGGGCGATGTCGCCACCGCCCGCCCCCTCGGGGAGATACAGCCTGCTTCCGCTGTCCCATGCGGATGCAAGCGCACCGCCGACCTCGCGCGCCATGCCGTCCCAGCGACGGCGCGCAAGCCCGCGCTTCCATGCGGCATCCATCATGCGCTCGATGGCGGACATCGAGCTCACTGGTCGTCCTCCTCCTGGGAGTCGAAGTCGAACGGACCCTTGAGCCCGTCGACCTTGCCGTTCTTCGTCTTCTCGGCGTCGAGGCGGGCGACGATGCGCTTCGCCCACGTCCATCCTGCGTCACCGCCCCAGCCGTTCCACGCCTGCCAGCCCTTGCCCTGCTCGTCCCACGTCTCGCCCTTCTTGTCCGACTGGTGGCGGTCGAAGTACCGCACCATGCGGCGGACGGTCTCCTCGGACAGGCGCTTCCTGTTCGCGAGGTCGCGGGCGCGCGCGAGTCCGACTGCGGTCATGCCGCGCTCGGACTCAGGCTTCGTCTCGCGGACATCGAGGGCACGGCGCGCGTTCGACGCGACCTTCTCGGGCGGAAGGTATCCCTCCGCCTCGTCGAACGTCTCCTTCTCGCCGACCTTCTCCTCCTCGCGGTCGAAGGTATGCGTGTCGCCCTTGACGACCTCGCCCTCGCGCTCGAGCATCGAGTCTCGGGCGGCGATGCGGACCGCCTGCTCGACGCTCAAGCCCTGCCTGACGAGGTCGCCGGCACGGTCCTTGCGGGATTCCGTGTCGAGAGCCTTCGGCGGACGGCCATGCTCGCTCTTCGATTCGCCGCACATCGAGTAGGCGATGGCCCACGCCTGGTCGTCCGAGTATCCCTCGTCGACCAGCACGCGGTGCTTCTCGATGACGCAGTCGCCGACGCCCTTCTCGTTCCTCTTCTTCGCCTTCTTCGTCGGGCTCTTTCGGGTCTCGGGATAGTCGTGCTTGCCTGCCGCGCAGTTGTTCGCATCGGTGAATCCGCCGAACCCGTTGCCGCAGTTCCCCTTCGGCTTCTTGCGTCGACGGCGCACCGCCTCGCGGTTCAGCTCGCCTGGAGTCATCCTCGAGAACACGTCCTTCGCGTTCAGGATCGGGCCGTCGTCGTCGCCGCCATCAGGCGACAGGTCGGGCAAGATGTCCTTGACCTTGCCGGTGAGCACGGGCTCGTCCACGTCGGGGATCGCGAGCCCGAGCATCTTGCGGGTCTCCGCCTCGCTGACCGTGCCGCCGAGCTCGTTGACGAAGATGCGCACGGCCTCGAGCTTCTTCTCCATGTCGACCGACTCGATCGAGAACTCGAAGCGCGGGTAGTCCTCCTGCGGACCGAAGTTCATGTCGACGATCTCGCGCACGAACTGGTGCGTGATCGTCTCGGCGAGGCCGTCCGCAACGAACTTCATCTGCCGCGTGAACGTCTTCGAGTGCTCCTTGCCGACGCTCGATCCGAGTCCCGTCGACACCGCCTCGCTCGTCGCGCTCTGGCCGACGATGAGCTCCTTGATGTTCTTGGCGAGCCACTCGGTCAGGTCGGCGAAGACCTGCGCGCGGGCCGCACCGGGCTCCTTGATCTCGATCTCGTAGTCCTTCTGGCCGGGGGTCGTGCGCGGGACGACAGCCGACACGTCGCCGACGAGGTTCCGCAGGATCGTCTCCATCTCCTCCTTGCCGCCCTTCTGCGCCATCGGGTAGTAGCCGACGCGGATGCCCTGCGCGTAGCGCTCGGCATACGTCGCCCAGTTCTGGAGCACGGCCTGCTTCAGGTTCCAGTACCACCAGACCACGTCGCGAACGCCCTTGCCCATGTACGAGTACGCCGTCTCGTATGGATCGTCGAAGTCCGGCCCCTGCACCATGTAGCGATGCCAGAGCACCGCGCGGCGCTCGATGTCGGTGAAGAGGTGGACGCGGCTATCGAATCCCTGCTGGGTCTCGCCGCCCGTGCCGCCCATCTCGCCGTAGTAGCGCGGGCCGACCTTGATGCCGGGAGTGCCGTCCTCATGGACGATGAGCACGTCGGGGTTGAACGGGATCCAGTCGACGGGAACGATCTCGCCGCGCTCGGTGCGCGAGTAGATCACGTTCAGCGCGCTCGAGCCGTACCACACCGCGTCGAGGAGATGACGCACCATGTCGGCGAACCTCGGGAGCCGGCGGAGGATCTCGGCGACACGCTCCGCCATCTCCTCCTGCATCGAATCCCTCGAGTCGAACGGCTTGACCTGCCACTCGAGCCCCGCGATCGACACCTGGAGCTGCGTGAGGGGACCCATGCAGTCGGGGTCGTTCCTCATCTGCTTCATCAGCTGCCGGTCCTTGCGGTACGACAGCGACGGATTGCGCAGGATCTTGGCGACGGACGCATAGAACGTCCGCTGCATCTCGATCGGCATCGCGACGGGGACCATCATCTTCGACGGAAGATCGCCCTCGACCGCCTCGCTCGCCTTGCGCTTCCCACGACCACGACCCTTCTTCAGCATCTCATCCATATAGCCTCCACAGCCTGTTCCTGCCGCTCGAAGTCAACTCGGGCCTCGCGGTCAGGCCGTAGCCGGCCCTCATGCAAGCCTCCATGAGGTCGACGACAGCGTCGACCGTGTCATCATGGTCCCCTGCGGGGAATGTCGTCATCTCCTCGTAGAGAGGCGCGTGCTCCCGGCAGACCTTGCCGCGATCGCCTCGGAGCCGAAGCCTGCCCGTCTCGACGAACGACTGCTTCTCGCTCGCGCGCGAGAGCTTGTCCTTCGTTCGGACAAGCGGAACGACGCTCGCCGTCTCGCAGGACATCGAGAGCTGCTGCACCAGGCCCGCCTGCGGTCCATTTCCTTCCGCCATCAGCACGCTCACGTTCGACGACCTGCATTCCCTCGCGCAGATGCGAAGCCACTCGGGGAACGGAACGCGCGCGCGCACGACCCTGTCGACGTAGCAGTATCCATCCATCGACCGATACCCAGTCACGAGCACCGAGTAGTCGGGATCGCCCTTCTTCACCGTCTTGTCGCTGAACGCGAAGTCGGTCGCGGCGATCGACTGTCCCGTCGCGCGCACGAACTCGGGCACGTTGCCCTCGTAGAACGCGCGGTCGAGCCACCAGTGGTCGAACACAAGCTGGTCGCTCGAGACAGGCGAGAGCTCGTAGCTCCTCGCATAGGCGATCGGACCAAGCTTCTCCCGCAGGTCCTCGAGCATGTCCGACGTGAACACCTCCGGCCACGGACCCTCGTACCCGCGCACGGGACGGCGGAACAAGCCACCGCGATCCGAGTGATACGCACGCCACTCAGCCGTGATGTCGGCGACGTGATATGGCGTGCCGAACTTCCAGATGCGCGGCCTCGGGCTCGACCTGTCGAGCGTCGGCATCCAGATCGTCTTCCAGCTCTCCTTCACCTGCTCGCGCAGGCTCGGCTGCTGCACCGCGTTCCGAAGATCACACACGTCGTCGGCGATCAGGAGATCCGATCGACCGCCGGCGCGACCGAACACGCTCACCGCCTCGACGGTCGGGTCGCGGATCAACTTCGCTCGCTTCACCGTGAACGCCGTGTTGCCCCAGGTCGAGTGTCCGTCAGGCTCGATAGACGGGAACACCTTGCGGTACTCCTCGCTCTCGATCAGCTTGCGGATCATCGTGACCGTCTTCGCCGCCTCGTCGTCCGTGCTCGCGACGATCTTGACGCGGATCTCAGGGTTCCTGCCGATCTCCCACGCCACCCGCGCAGCCATGTTGCTCGTCTTCCCGTGTCCACGGGGCAGCTCCACATAGCAGTCCGCAGCCTCGTCGAGCATGAACTGGAGCTCGTCGTGCAGACGCCCGTTCTCCACCCCAAGCAGGTACGGACAGAACCAATGGGACGCCTCGCGGCATCCCCACCAGAACTCCTCGAGAGTGAGCCCCTGTGCTTCCACAAACAGGAAGATAAACATCCACCTTCCCCTTACCACAACCCAATAACGAATACCCTCGTCGTGTTAGGCTAGGTTTCATGTCAATCGCAAGAACTCTTGCGCTTGGGTCGAAACCGCGTCTAACGCAACCCCCTGCTCCCCAGTTTCCACATATACAGGGGGTCACGACCCAGCACCGGGTAACAACCGTCTAACGAGACCTGGGATAGGGTCCTTTCGCGCAGGAGGGGGTATGTTATCCCCCCCCCTCCCATGCGTCACGTTGTCGGAACGCGCGCCGATCGCGCTGCCCGCGTAGCGCTTCGGTCGATCCGCTACGGCTTGTGGTCCGTTCCCGCTCTAGTTCGGTTGTCGGTGTTCGTTGGGCTCGGCGTTAGCTCTCATCCCTGCGAGCTTCCGACTCGGCTACGCTCTCTCTGCTACTTCGTCGCTCGTCTTCGCCTACTTCGTAGCAGGCTTGCCCGTTCGCTTCGGGGCTTCGCCCCTACGCTCTCTCTCTCCGTCGCCGATACGCGCGTCGATGGTACGCCAAGTGTGGTATCGAAAGTCAATCTAAAGCGCGCGGAAGGGAAATTTTTGTTCTCCAGCGTCTCGCGTTCTACGCGCGACTATCGAACAAAGACAAACGCCGTAGGGGTTGCCTACGGCGTTCGCGGGGTCGGTCTGTCGTCCTGGTGGCGCTACCAAATGGCGCGCGGGTCGTCGGGCATGATCGCGAAGCCGAAGCGATTCGCCTGCGCGAGCCGCGAGCGGTCGCGGGTCGCAAGCGGTCCCTTGCCCTTCAATGCGACGACGACCCCGCGCGGGTCGGTCGTTCGGTCGTCGGTTTCGTCGCCATTGATGCATTGCCAAGCGCGCCCGCCGATGGTGAACGCGCGCGGCATCGGGCGCGCGTAGCGTCCGATGCCGAGTCCCGCGAATACCACTGCGACATTGCCACCAGTGGCGAGATACTCGCACGCGAGTTGCTCCGATGCGCATTCGCTCCATGAGTAGACGATCCGCGTAGCGTTCGCGAATCCGCCCGCGCGCATCGCGAGGCGGACCGCGTACGGTCTCTTCGTGTACGCATACCCTTCGATCTTGAATCGCGCGAAAGCCGCGCCGAGTTCGTCGAACGTCTCAAAGGGCAGGTCCGTGCCGACGTTCAACCGAGCGACGGCACGGACGCCGAGCGCCGAGGCAAGCCGAGACGCTCGCGCGATGCATCGCGCAAGCTCCGCGCCCGCTGCTACGGGGTGTTCCCGCAGGGCGACGACTCGTCGCGCGCGCGCGCGCATGATGGTATCGGCGCCGGCGCGGCGTTCGATTGCAGCGTATCCACATGCGTCGGATAGCACGCATAGCGCGCGGCATCCCGCGGTACTGGCAGGGCACACGTTGTACCCTGACGCCGTCGCGGGCGCGCCAGTGAACGCGAGGGTAGCGCTCGCGTTCTTCGCAAGCTTGCCGTTTGCGCTCGCGTGGGGCGCCGAGACTTCAAAGAGCTCGGTTGGTCCGAGCGTGGCGCGCATCCTCGCGAGTGCATCGGTGAGGTATCGCGGGCGCGTTCCCTCGGCGGCGAGCGCCGAGCGGAGCCCGCGCGCGAAGTCGGCGCGCCATTCGGGGGAGTCCATCGCGGGAAATTTTTTTCCTCCAGCGGTGTTCATCGTCTCAAGTTTCATCGGGTGAGCTCCTCTGGTAGATCGATGCAATCGCGAGCATGATCGAGGCATCGCGCGCGTACTCGATAGCCCACATGGCGCGATCAATCGTTTCAACTGCGGCGGGTTCGATTCGCGTGATGTTTCGATCTATTCGGTCTGCGGCGGCGGATGCGGCGCGCGAAGTCCGCGCGCGCATCGCGGTTTCAAGGTTCCGCGCGATTCGGCGCGCGGCGGAGTAGTTCGACGCACGAAGGAAGCGAGCGCATTGTTCGGGGGTCGGCTGATTCACTGGTTCGGCTCCTGCGCAAGCGCGATCAAGTTGGCGAGTCGGGCGAGTGCGTCGGCTTCGGCGCGTCGACGGGTTCCGCCGTCGTCCGAGTCCTTCGCGAAATGGTGGGCGTCGTCCATCGCGGTTTCCAGTGCGTCGGACCACGCGCGGAGCTCATCGGCGCGGTAGGTTTCGGCGATCACGGCAGCTACGGCGTACAATTCTGCATTGTGGTCGGTCGGATGCTTCGCAGCGCACGCTGCGCACTGATTCACCGCGACGAATTCCTTACCTTGTGACCGAGTAGCGCCGCATTCGTCACACGCGAAGTCGGTTTCAGCGCGCGCGGCGGCGAGTTCCGCGCGAAGGTGCGCGATGGTTTCGATCAATCCCTGTTCGTGCGCGCGCGCGTTTTCCAGTTCCGCGCGGAGTTGTGAGATAGTGGGGCGGTTCACTGGTTAGGCTCCGAGGATCAGGATTGCGAGGATGACGGCGGCGATGCTCGCGAGCGTGCCGACAATCTCAAGGGCGGAAGGGTTGGGGTTTCGGTTCTGCATTTCGGGGCTCTGTTAGGGGTTCGTCCGCGCGACGTGCGCGGGTGTAGGATTGTACTTCCATCGGCGCGATAGGTCGCGTTTCCGCAGGATTTCCCGCGATTTTCTCTAGGTTTCGTCTCGGGTTCGGCGCTGGATCAAATACCTAACGCCCGTTAGGGTCGGTGTCTGTTAGGGTAGGGTTTTGTTAGGGTGTCTCGCATGTGTGCGCGCGGACGCGCGTATGTGTGCGCGTGCGCACGCGCATATGCGCGCGTATAGACGCGGACGCAAGCATGGCGCGCGCTGCGCGGGAACCGACGCGCCTTCACTGCGGGCGGAGCTCGGAACCGCCAGCGTGCGCCGATCCGACCGGGCACGCCGTCGCAGCGCGCCGATGCCCTTCCCGAGCTGCCCGCGCGCGCCCGCATACGCGAATACGGATCGTATTCGCTGGGGGTTCGGAGAATCTTTCACGCTGCGACTTGACGCGAGCCGATAGTGGTTGTACGATCCCACAACCGAGGCGCGTCGCCTCGCATAGGAGCCACACAATGCACATTTACGATCTCGACAGCAACGATGGCGTGACGGACATGGATCATGTCCGCGATACCCTTGAGCGCATGTTCCCGAACGAGCATGAGTGCGGAATCATCCCGAGCGTGTTCGCCACGGTCGATCGCACCGAGTGGGCGCATCGGCGCGAGTCGATCACGGCGGAGTTGCTAAAGATTGCCGAGGACGCGATTGCCGAGGAACGCTTCGCGCCAGCCGACGACGATCAGCCGCTCGGAATCACAGCGCGAACGGACGGCGGCTATCTCGCTGTTCTGATCCACGACGATGAGCGCGTCTGCACGCTCATCGGTTGCGATTTGGATTCGCTCTCCGAGCGCATCTGCGACTTCGACCCGATCACGGACAAGGTCGATACCGAGATCCTTGCCGCGCGGAATGGGTTCTCCACGCCCCGTCCCTCTCGGATTGATATGGTTCCGGCGCGCGAGAACTTCGTACGCATCGAAGGCAATCCCGATCTCATCTGCGACTTGCTCGGAAGGGCGGTCACCGACCGCGAGATCGACTCCTACGAAGTTGTCGACGATGTTCCCGTGCTCGTCGACCGCGCTGACCTTGACGCCTTCACGCGCGCCGTGCTCGGCGCGGTGCATTCCCTCGACCGCGAGATTGAGCGCATGGAGCGCGGGCTCGCCATCCTCTGCAACGCGACCGTTCGCCCCGAGACGAGCCGGAATCCGAGCGATGCGCGCGATGAGATTGTCGATGCCCTTGCGGACCTCCGGCACAAGGCGAACGCTGACGGCATCGACTTCGACTACGCGCTGAAGTTGAGCCTGATGCACTTCAACGCCGAGAAGGGAGGTGCGAAGTGAAGCGCCGAAGCAACCGTAAATCCCGCATCGACGAGGCATTCGCGAACGCCATTGTGCTCCCGATCGTTTGGAAGGACGAGCCGGGTGAGGTCTGCGAGGACCGGATGTTCCTGCCTTGGGGCGGCGACTCCGAGGAGCTGGAGAGCGACTCGCGCGATGCCGATGTATTTTGGTATTGCGAGGAAGGCACGACCGAGGATCAGCTCCGCCGGGAGTTCTCCAAGCGCAATTCCCCCGAGGATTGGTATATCCCGAGCAAGAGGGAAGAGAAGGCGAAGAACTGACCGCCGATCCTCCGCTACGCGCCCGATGCGACCGGGCGCGGTGCGGGCGACCGTCGCCCGAATACGAACCGTATAGGAGCCATACCATGAAGATCACATTTGACATTCCCGACGACAAGCCGAATCATCTCATCTCCGCCCTGACGAGCGCGATCGACAACGCGCAGTTCAACCGGGAGGACGCCGACCGAAACGAGGATCACGAGATGATCGCGGCTTGGGAGAGCGACGAGCACATTCTCACCGAGCTCCTCGCGCAGGTCGAGGCGCAGACCGAAAGGCGCGCATGATCCCTGCATTCATCCTCTCTTCGTTCATCGCGTCGGGTCTCTATGTCCCGGCGCGTTTCCGTCTCATCACCAACATTCCGAGGACCGCTATCTGCCATGCCGTGCACGAAACAGAACACGCCATCGTCACGACCTAACCTACAACGCCATTCCGATGCCGTGCACGCCTTGACCAACCGGCGGCTGAAGCGGCTCGGGCAGACTTGGAGCTGGCTGGCGACGGCGATCGCCGACAACGGAATCGCATCGCCCGCGTCGATCATGCACTGGGGGAATCGCCGCAACCTACAGGTCGGGTGCGGCGTCTACTCTGCCGTGGACGAGATACTGCGGACGGCGGAGCGCCGAGCTCGCAGACCAATCAAGATTGGAGGTGCATCGTGAAGGGCATGAGCTTGCGGACCGCATTCCTGACCATCGACCCCGATGTCCGGTTCACGCTGACAAGTGGAAGACTGGAGACCGCCAAGCGCATCGGCGAGATGCGCCGGATACCCGGCGATATGGGCGTGCCTATCTACCTTGTCTATGAAGACGAGGCGGGGTATGTCTATGTCGGCATATCGCCATCGGAGCAATGCGATGCCGAGGAGTGGCGTCGTGAGCAGATGGAGACGCCGCTGTTCAAGTCGGTCGATCGCGTCGATATGCTCGGCGTCATCATCCGCCCGCCGGACACGATCGGGGGTGCGGATTGAACGCCATCGTCTATCTGCGAGTCTCGACCGACGAGCAGGCGCAAAGCGGTCTCGGGCTTGAGGCGCAGCGTGCGGCGTGCGAGGCGCGCGCCAGGGCTCTTGGAGCCCATTCCGTCTCCGTATTCGCCGACGAGGGCGTGAGTGGATCGACGCCGGTAGCTGAGCGCGATGGGCTTGTCGCCGCGCTGGAGTCGCTCGGCAAGGGCGACTGCCTGATCGTCGCCAAGCGCGACCGCATCGCCCGAGACTACCTTGTGGCGGGCTGGGTTGACCTTGAGGTTGCCCGCGCCGGCGCGCGTTTGATATCCGCCGCCGGCGAGGGGACCGACTCCGACGAGCCGATGGCAAAGGTCATGCGCGGCATCGTTGACTTGTTCGCGCAGTACGAGCGCGACATGATCCGCGCGCGCACCGCCGCCGCCTTGCGTGCCAAGCGAGCCCGTGGCGAGAAGACCGGAGGCTCCGTGCCGTTCGGCTATCGCGTGGCGTGCGTGACCGTCACGGACGGATCCGAGCGGAAGACGTTGGTCGCCGACAAGGGCGAGCAAGCCGCGATCGCTCGGGCTCGGGAGCTGCACGCGCAGGGGTTCGGGCTACGGCGCATCGCAAGCGCGCTGGCTGCGGACGGGTTCACCGGGCGCGGCGGGCGTCGGCTCGCGGCGACGACCGTGGCGCGACTGCTACAGCGTGATCTTGCGCCCGCAGTCGGGGCAGCGAATGAATGACCGCGCGATCGGTCGCGCCTCTAGAGCCGTCTTGCCAGAGGGCGTAATCAGGTATCGCCCGTACTCGACCTTCTTCAAGTAGCCGAGCTCGACCAGGCGCGTCAGGTGCGCATGGATCGTGGCGCGGTTCCTGCCGAGCTCGTTGGCGACCTCGGTCAGGCTCACGTCGATTCCGCCGTTGTTGTTGAATCGAGCGAGGATGTCCTTGAGCGTCTGCGTGTACCTAGCCATTCACCGTCTCCGTATTCGTCGAGAGAACAAACTCCGCGCGAGGCTGTCCATCGGGCTCGGCGTAGATTTTGATCGCGTTGATCCAGTAGAGCTGCGCGTCGTCATGCACGACGCCGCTGTTCACGATGGCGTCCACCGCCGCCTTGACGAGGTTGTCGATGTCTGGCTTCGCGGTGTGCGGGATGCGCTCGCGCGCGCCTCCCCGCCGTCCCATGAGCCTCTTCGGTCGAGGAAGGTAGAAGGCGCAGGTCAGGCTCCAGCCGTCGCGGATCGGCGTGACCGCCGGATCAACCGCTCGGCTCGCCGCCATCGCCACCGCCCCCTTGAAGCCGTCCGCCGTGTCCGGCGTCCACATCCTCACCATCCCCTTCGAGAACGATGTCGCCCTCACCCTCGGCTGCGCCTTCGGGATCGCCTGCGCCGTGAAGTGCCATTCGCTCATTCCGCCTGTCCTCCTTGTGGATCCTGCGCTCGAGAGCCGAGACCCTCCTGCGGAGCCGCATGATCTCCTCGAGCAGGATCGACACGACCGCCGGCCTCAGAGGCAGGTTCCGATCCACGCATTCCTGGGCGCGAAGCAGCGCCCGCACCATCCGCATGACCTCCGACATGATCCGCCTCCGTATTCCCGACCGTCCGCTGCACCGAGACGATACGCCTGATGCGCTCCTGGCTCTCGGCGGATACCTGTCCCTGGATCGCGGTCGGCTTGCCGGCGTCGAGACGGTCGATGCGGTCGATCTCGAGCGCGATGTCGCGGTTGTCAGCCGCCAGCATCCGCAGTATCTCCGCAGCCTTCATCGCCTCGCGAAGCCGTCCTGATTCCTGCGCGAGCTGCATCATCTCCATGACGCGCTCGGCGAGCTTCTCCATCTCGTCGGGGAGCCTGTAGGGCTTGATGAGACCCTTCGAGATCATGTTTCGGTAGATGCCGAGGTCCTCGGACGTGGTCGGCATGAACACGTTCACTGGCTTGGGATCCACAGGTATCGGCGGAAGCCCCTCGGGCTGCGCTCCACCCGTATTGGATGCCCCATGTTCCGCATCGCGTAGATCGCGGGAGCCCCGTTGAACCGCCATTTGGCGAAGCACGTCCCCTCGTCCATTTCCCCGTGGGTCGCGAGGTAGTGCAGCATCTCGAGGTCCCTTCCCCTTTCCCAGCCGGTTAGCGTCACGCTCTCGGGCCATTGGAACTCCTCCGGTCTTCGTATCTCCGCAGCGAGGTCGTCAAGTCTCGAGCGGTCATTCCGTGGTTCAGGCACTCCCGAACGTCCTTCATCGGGGGCAACGCCATCTCGACTCGGCGGGCCGGTCCACGAAGCGTCTGGGTCAGGCGCAGAGCGCCGTCGATCCCTGGACCGTCCGCGTCGGCGATCACCGTCACCTCCATGCCGCTTGTCCATCTCGAGATCTCCTGCTCGCATCCGAGGCACGACGGCCTGCCGATGGCGTTCAATCCCATGTCGATCATCGCGAGCACGTCGGACGCGCCCTCGACGACGTACACATGACCCTGCCGGCGTGCACTGCGCGGGATGAACAGTCCAGACCGAGAGCCCTTGATCGCGTACTTCCTGCCCTCCGGCGTGCGCGTGCGGAAGCCGACGATCTCGTCCCTGTGGTTCCTCATCGGGAACGTCCAGAGACCGTTCCATCCGACGCCAAGGTCGGCCAGCGCCTCAAGGCTGACGCCGAGCTCAAACGCGAGCATCGGGATCCGATGACCCGTGTAGGAGGCGAACTGCGCCTGCATCGCCTCGCCGCCCGCGAGGGCCTCGACCGTGTTCTCGACCGCCTGCCGGCGCAGCTGCGCCTTCTGCGACGGGATGCTGCCGCCAAGGGAATGGAGCCATCCCGCGCTGCCGATCTTCCGGTTGCTCTCGGTGCGCGGGCAGATCGCGAGCTGGCGCTCGGGATCGACGAGACACCATGAGTCATGCTCGCAGACGGGGCATCTTCGGCGTGAGGTCACGCGCAGCCCGTCGAAGACGAGCTCGCCGGTCGAGGACTCGATCAGTGTCACGACGCTCATGTCATCAGGCTCGATGCGGGGACGATGACGAGCGGCAATCCATTGCCGCCTGCTCCGGCGACGTTGAAGTCGACCCACTCGACGGCCTCATCAGGATCCATGCCTTGCTTGATGAAGCACTCGACGAGCTTCTCGTAGTCGTAGACGACCTGCCCCGTCGAGTTCGTGCAGCTCGTCACACCGATGACGGCGTCGTCGCATTCGTCGAACAGAACCGTGTCCTCGCCGAAATGCTCGGAGATCGCAGCTCGGAGTTCCTTGTTCATTGGCAATCCTCCTTGATTCGTTGGCACGCATCCAATGCGACCTTCATCTCAGCCTTCGTCACTGTCACCGAGAACAGCGCCGTCCACCCCTCGCCGTCCCAACCCTCGATGATGAAGTCGGGAAGAGGGTGCATGGAGTCACTGTAGATGGTAAGCAGCGCGCGATACTTGCCCTCATGCTTCTTGACGAGCTTGATCGCGTCATCGAAGAGGACGCACGGGACGACATCGGAGCACAGGTGGATGTCGATCGCGCTCACTTGCGCACCGCCTTCCGCATCTCGTCCAGGGGAATGAGCCACTCGGTAGGGATGCAGAACACCCACGGCGAGTCGACGGTCAGACCGCCCTTCGTGACGGGCTCGACGCCGACGCACTTGCGTCCGGCAAGATCAAACTCCTCGGAGGAAATCCGCACGCGGAAGTAGGCGATGTCGTTAGTCCGTGCATGTGCAGGGGATCGTGGCAGAGTCATCATCGTCTCCAAATAGACCTGGCTGGATTCTGACCTGATGCAGGATTTGCTCGTACTTTGGCCGGTCCTTGCGGAAAGTCCCGCCAATAGCGTTCTCCTGCTCGATCCACCATCTAGCCCGCTCAGGCTCCGCACTGATAACTCGATCCGTCATTGATCTAGACTTCAGGAAGCAAAGATCGCAGTTCCCGAAAGCTCGGTCGTCGTTCGGAAGCCGCAGGTCAAATGGCTGTTGCTTCCAGAAGGCAAGAACATCGTCGATCGTGTGTCCAGCCCTGCTCATCGGTCAGTCGTAGTCGAGTCCATTCCGGACATCGCCCTGAACCCGATGCACTCGCCTCGGCTCGTCTGCGCGGAGACCGATGGCCATCGTCGCAGATTGGACGCCGATCGACTTGAGATATGCGGCGATCGCCCTGACCTTGAGCTCCTCAGTGCAGAATCGCGCGATTGGATTCGGCAGATAGTTCTTCTTCTTGATGAGATCGGCGAATGGCTCGCCGTTGCGCGATGCGCTCGTGAAGTCGACGATGCGGAACGATGGATCCTGCCGGAACATCCTTTCGACCCAGACGATGTCAACGCCCCATCTCTCGGATATGTCCCGCACGAACTCGAGGGTAGCCTCGTGCTCCTTACCCGTGTTCGCAAAGCAGACGTGGCTCCCCGATGGAATGGATCCACCGAATGCATTGAGGATCATGCGAAGCATGAATCCGCTAGTCCTTCCACCGCTGAACGAGATCACGAACGGCTCATCAATCCTGTAATGATTCATTTTTCCAGACCCTCCCATCCTTGCAATTCGTCTGCCTTCCTTCAAGCAAAGATCGAGCGTAGTCGGCTGCAAGCGGTTCATTCTGTGCGTTGTCGATGATCCTGCGCATTCCCCTAGTCAGCATCGTCACCTCGCGTTCCGAGTCAACTAGAGCATTCCGCAGCCGCTCGATCTCGTCGGCGGCCTCGCGCATAATCGCATGACAATCATCAAACAACGCGGTTGCGGCACGGTCGGTTTCCATGTCGCCAAACCGATTCTTTCGAAGGATGGTTGGACGAAGCCGCAGCCGCGTCACGATGTCAATACTCATGGTCACTCCTCGGCAGCATGATGCACGACATGATCCACGCGAACGCAAGGATCAGGAACATCTTCGCGACCAGTTCAAGATTCATCGGATCGCTCCGTTCCGTTCGCACCCCACTTCTCGAGCGCGACTTCGTTCATCAAGGTGATGCCGGCGTGCGCGGCGATGATGAAGGCAAGTGCCGTGACCTCGCCGAACAGCCTTTCATTCGTCTCTGCGGGAGCCATCGCAAAGTCATTTAGCCGCTGCAAGACCAAGGCATGATCTTCCCTAGAAAATTCGCGAATCTGATGCTTCAGGCTTGCGAGATGCTGGTCATGCTGGGCGATCGCGCGCGGGTCATTTACGCTTCTGTGCCGCATAGTGCCCCCCGTCGATCAGCGCATCGGGATGCAGGGTGCAGATCGACGTGATTCCCATGCGGATCACGTCCGTCTTCGACACCTTCGTCTTGAATTTCTTGGTGAAGAACCGCGAAAGCTGGTTCAACTGCTCGTCGGTCTGAAGGTCGACCGTGACCGCGTTGTGCCTTTTCTTCGTGACAATCGGCATATCACACCTCCTTGTTCGATCAGGTTATGAGGGTTGTTTGATCCTGTCAAGGGCAGCGCGCGCATCGGCGTGCTTGTTCTGCTTCAACAGGTCGATGACGTTCGACGCGGACTTGCGATCGAGACCGACTGGATCGAGTCCAGCGCGTCGGATGAACCATGTTTGCTTCTCCGTTGGCTTCGACATGAGCGCCTCGATCAACTGCGATGCGCGTCCCGTGTCAAGGTCCTTCGGCAAGCGGAGACCGTTGCGCTCGAGCATGACGCGCTGCTTGTCCGTCGCGGGAATGCGAGTCTGCCAGCGGGGAACGGTGCGCGGGACGATGCCGAGCTGCTCGAACGGGTCGATGTCCTGCGTGACGAACTGGGCGCGACCGACGACATGCAGCCGGCGCTTGCGTTCCTTCTCCTGATCCTCCTCACGCTGCGAAAGGTCGAGCTCGGCGAGCACGTCGATCTCCTCCTCGACTCCCTTCGCCTTCGCCTTGCGCTCGTACCGCTTCGCCGCGCCCTCGGTCATCCTGCCGCCAAGGATGTCGCCAGCATGGACAAGCGTGTGCCTGCCGCTGTTCCCGAGGAAGTCGAGGCAGAGGATGTGGTCCTTTATGGACATGGATATGGATGCCCTGCGCTCCTCGGCATCCGCCGTGCCGGCGAACGTGCCAGGGAGCGCGCGCGTGCCGCGACCGAGCATCTGGACATACAGCGCGCGGCTCTTCGTCGGGCGCATCATGGCGATCACCTGAACGCCCTTGCCATCAAGTGCGGGATCGTCCCATCCCTCCGTGGCGACGGCGACGTTGACGAGGTACTGCGTCTTGCCCTCGCCGAATGATCGGAATATCTCGGCGCGGCGGTCCTTCGGCGTCTTGCCGTGGACGACCTCGGCGTGGCCCGTCTTCATGCCGGGACGGTTGATGATCTCGGCGATGCGCTCGGCGTGCTTCACCGTCGCCGCGAAGACGAGCGTGCGCCTCTCGCCGACGATGCGCACCATCGGCACGACCATCTCCTGCAACGACCGCTCGAGGGCTTCCTCAAGGTCGGAGAGCTGGAAGTCGCCGCCGCTCGTGCGCGCAGCCGACAGGTCGAGGTGCTCGCATGTGACGAACCGCTGGCGCACCGGCACGAGCCATCCGTCTCGTATCCCATCGGATACATCGTAGTTGAACGCCACCGAGTCGAACAGCCTGCCGAGCGCCTTGCCGTCGAGCCTGTCGGGGGTCGCGGTCACGCCGAGCAGGCGTGACTGCGGGTTCTCCATGTAGTGCTCGATGACCTGAAGGTACGAGGTGCTGACGGCATGATGACATTCGTCGACGACGACGAGCCACGGGTTCCGGTTGCTGAACCTGTGCATCCGCCTCGAGTCTCCGCGCCCAGCGTTCTGAGTCTGGATGCTCGAGACGATCACTGGCGAGCGGTTGAACCCGTCCTCGACCGCGCGCATGTCGGCCATCTCGATGTCGGGCTCGATGCCCGTGACCTGCCGTATGCGGTCGGCGGCTTGGTGGATCAGCTCCTCGCGGTGCGCGAGCACGATCGCCCTGCGCCCAGGTATGCGGAGCGCGTTCTCAATCGCCTTCGCAAAGATGACTGTCTTGCCTAGACCAGTCGCGAGCACCGCGACCGTCGACCGGCTCTCCTGCAACCTCGCGTCTATCGCCGCGACCGCAGTCTGCTGATAGGGTCTCAGTTCCATGTGTGGCTCCTTCATTCATCG